CAATTTGTGCCATCTTAACCCCCATTGCAATATGAAGGTTTTGGATGGTCTTTTTTATCTTCTTGTCGCTTATAGCGTTTAAATCTTGGGTATCGCAATAAGTATCTACTTGCCTTTGTAGTTCTTTTTTGAACTTAGGCGAATAGGTCTTTAATGCGTTTGCATACAACTTTTTATAGTCGCTCCAAATCATTATGCATCTAATTTTTCAAGTAACTTACCTGCTGCATTAAATACATCTGTTTGATCTTGTTGACCTGCTCTTTGTCTAATAGCAATAAGTCCAGTTCTGTCAACGTTTACAAAATCACTTGTATAAATGTAGTGCCAATGCTCTTTAGTGTCCATATCTGCGTTTGCATCAATGCCTAAAAACCATTTCCCATAAGCAGCCATTCCATTTTCCTCAATGTATGCGTTTTCCTCACTTGCAGATGGTGGATTCCAACTTCTTGAACTAATTACTTTGCCTTGACCAATCAATGAAGCAGCTTGTGTAATACCACTACGATTGATGCCTGTTGTTTTCTTTATTTCGCTTATTAACTGCTTAGCTAACTCTACGAACTTTTGTGCGTAATTCATATTTATTTATTTGGATTGTATGCCCAGTTCTTTAAGGATATATCCCTCTTAGATGGGCAAGTTTTGTTTACAGGTTGCCCTTGCTCCATATTCTTCATTCTACTAACAAAGCTAATTGTTCTGTTAGCAGACTTTACCTCGTTTGCACCCCAATCCGCTTTCTTGGTGCTTAAGAGCCTCAAATTTCGGTTTATTGGGCTTCTGTCTAACGAAGCTAACTTTGAACATTCCGTCTTGCTCCAAGCCTCTAATTCGCTATAAGACATATTCACTGTATCGTGATACTTTGCGTAAACTTCATCAATAACCTCGCTAAGGTCGGCTTTTAGGTCAACCTTTAAATCAAATAACTTATCTATAATCTCTTGGCTATTCATTTGGTAGCGTTAAGGGTTGAAAGTCATCTGGTGATTGTAAACTTGAAGGAATGTATAATTTTTCCATTTCAGTTTGATCTATGTATGGAGGTATCTCTAAGCCCATAATATCCATCTTTTGCTTAGGTGCAATCCACCAAGCCTTATCTAACCATTCTACTTGCTCCGCTTTGTTTGCTTCTAATTCACTATAAACAGTTGGGTCAAAGTCAACATAAATATCACTATTTCTATAACCCCAATCGGAATGTAGTTTACGATTCAAGTTATCTCTAATACCAACTAACAAAGGAATAGCACAACGAACTGTCAATGCTTTCTCGCCTTCTCTTTGGTTGTTATAAGTCTTATTGTCTGCATCGTTTAACAATTGAGAAGGTACTCCATAAATATTACAAAGTGCTTTCATGTCCCACTTCTCACTCTCGATAATATCTAATTCAACAGGGCTTAAACCTATTTGCTTCCAATCTACCTTGTAGCCACTAACCGCAATAGAATTGAAGTTAGCAGAGCCACCTTTCTCGCTTACCGCCTTTTTAAGTGCTTGTGCTTGTTGTGTTCCACTTATAGGGTCGAACCTATCATCGTTCATAAAAAGAACTCCAGCTGGACCACCATTCTGGAAGGAAGCAACTGCTGCTGTCTTGGCTTCGTTCGAACGAGTTAAGTTTCTCGCAGCAGCCATCAAAGGAGATTGACCATATAGTTGATTGCCTGTTGTATTCCATTGTGGGTTAAAGTATTTATCTTGTAATATTTCCTTTTTAGTAAAGTTCCATAGTGGACCATAATTTAATTGATACCCAGCAATAGTTGGAGGGAAGTTTTGAATGTCTGCTAACACGTACATATATTGAGAAGGCAATACGTACAACTCAAATGGTTTGCCATCGTTGTTGCCACCTTCAATCATCTTTGCATAGATAAAAGAGTTACCAGTGATTAACTTAAACGAACACCAAGACTCTACGAAGTCACCGAAAGTATCTTCTTCATTTGGATATTTTAATAACTCGTTTAACCTTGCATCACCAGTGTATAATTCAAACGCTTTCTTATGTAGCTTTTGCACATCCTTCCAGTTCTCAATCTTATCTGGTTGGCTCATTAACGCTTTATACTTTTTAGCAGATACTTCATCTACAACTTTGTAAACGTGGAATGGAGCAAGCTTTGCTTTATCTGTAATTAATTTTACAATAGAGTAAACAATATCATTTGCTGAATATCCATCACGAACAAAACTAATATTATCGCCACCTTGCCAAGTTATTATCCCTTGTTGTATTGCTACTTGTCCGTTAAAAGGAATTTGAGGTAAAACAGTTGATAATTTTTGTCTTTTAGTAAAAAAGTCAAGTAAACCCATTTGTGTATATTTTAAACAAAGTTAGTAATATTATCCTAAAATACCGATACTTCAAATTTCGGCTTGGTTAAATGTGTAAACACGGCATATCGACAGGCATCCATTAAGTCATCGTTTGCCTTTACTGGCTCCTCGATAACGTTATCGTTTTTATCTTTTTTCCATTTGTAAGACATAAACTCCCTTCTTAGGTTTTTGCTATTGTAGTGCAAGTTTATTGGATAAGACTTCATCTTTACAATCCCAGCCCATACATCTTTAACGGCTGGTTTAATGTTAAAGCCTTGTCGATAAAGTTCCTCAATAGACTTAGGCTCGGCAGCATCCGCATATATTGTCGCTCGTTCTGGTAGCTTCTCTTTAATGAGTCTTGATAAATCACTAAGAGTCAATCCGCTTTGGTATATTATTTCCTCAAAGTAATTCTGTCCTTCGTGATGGGTAACCTTTATAAGTGCAGCTGGGTGAACGTAACCAAAGTCTAATCCATAAAATACATCTCCATCTGGTGCTTCATCGTATTGCTTCCATTGTGTGTATATAATTTCCTTTGCCGAACCTCGTTCCCCTAAGCCGTAAACCTTCCACATAAAGTCATCGGGCAAATCTTTATACTGCTCAATGTTTCTTATTTGGCTTTCGCTTAGATTAGTTATGTTGTTTAAATAGGTAGAATGGATGCGCTTATTATTTGGGTTGTCGGCTATTTCATAAACCCAAGAGATAAAGTCCGCTGGGTTCCAGTCTAAGAATGCTTGTCCTGTTGTACGAATCAAAAGCTGGTCAAATAAAGCCTTACTAATAAGGTTTGCCTCGTTTACGAATAGTATATCCCTTGCTGGTCCTTTTGCTTTATCTGGGTCTTCTAAGCCAAATAACTCAATGTATGATCCATTCTTAAATGTGTAAATAAAATCCGTATATCTAAAATCCTTTTCATCCCAGATATTCCATTGCTCAAGTATGTTTTTAAAGTCCCTATAAACTCCTCGCTTAATATGTGGAAGTGAGTGCGATACAAATGAGATTCTTGTATTAGGCTTGCTTAATGCAATGTGTATTAGTAGTTGAACAACCGAATAGCTTTTACTTGACCTTGACCCACCCTCGTTACAAATTATAGGATAACCTTCCTCGTATGCCTTTTTATTGGCATAAAAGACAGGTGTAGCCTTAATCTTTAATTGGTTGACAATCTGCATCTGGCTCTATTGTGATTTGCACATTACCCTTTATGTCAGCGGTTATGTCGGTTGTTTGTTTTGGCTTACCTTCTAATCGGTCAACTACTGCCTCGTATGCTTTTTGGTCGCCTCTTAATGCCTTGCTAATCATTTGCATATCCATCAATTCAAGTACAGTAAAATCTTCTTCTTCTCCAGTAATTGGGTTCTTCTTCTTTTGCACCAACTCAAGCAACCTTAATAATCTTGTTTTACTATTTTGAACTCCTTTAGGTCTGCCGTTAGGATTTGCAACTTCTCCTTTTTTAAATGGGGTCAAATTTTGTATGTTCGCCATAATCTCACTATTTTTTCACTATTTTACAAAGATATGCCACAATTAGGGCAAATAGTTCCTTTCTTAGTATTGTCTATTGATTTTGGTTCTTCATTGGTTGGAACGAGAAAGTCAACATTAATTCCCCATTCGCTTAAATCATTAACGGACCAATCATCGTTTGCTAACATATCCATATCCCACATTCCATAGTGAGTGTTGTCAATTACAAGTAATTTTTTCTTCTCTTGATCTGTTAAGTTAGCCATTTTAATAACAGGTACATCTTGGATGCCTAATTCTAAACAAGCACGATACCTTTGATTGCCACCTAAGATTACATTGTTTTCATCTATGATTAAAGGCTTTGCTTCTAATAGCTTTGGGTCATCTTGGATAGACTTAACCAACTTTGCAAAGTCATCAGCATCAATCTTTCTTGGATTGTTGGGATTAGGTTTGATTTCGTTGATGTTCATTATCGGTTTTTTGTTGGTGTTCGTATTGATGGCATTTGTATAATTGGCTTCTTTTTTATTTGCTCAAAGCCTACAAAATTGCCACACTTATTGCACTTAAATTGAATAGTAGTTAGTTCGTTTTCCCAAGCATAGCCTTCAACTAAGGATTTGCATTTACAGATGTATATTCTTTTACTTAAAGTATTTTTCATTATCTTAATTTAGATATTGCATTTTTATATGTATAATTAGCTAATTCTAATGTCTTAAATGTACCAAGATGAACTTGTTTTTTGTTCTTATATATTTTAACCGAATAAGTATTTGCTTCTGTTATTTGAACACAAGGATTTTCTGAATTATGATAATGTGTAACATTTTCTCTACAATTACACCATTCTAAATTTTCTATATGATTATTTGTTTTATTTAAATCCTTATGATTAACTAAGTCTTTATTTTCTATTTTAGGCAAAAATGCATTAGCTACTATTCTATGAACTGCATAATCTTTACCACATAAAGTAACTCTATGATAACCATTAGTGTCTTTAAATGGCTTTAATATTATTGGTTCTTTTCTTCTAAAGGATTTTATATTACCAAAATTGCTAACTTGGTACATTCCTATAAAACCTTGAATATCAACAAATATTTCTTTTAACATCTTCCTTGATTTACATACTTTTTAACTGGCTTGTCCTTTGGACCAGATGTCTTTTTGTACTTGCCACATCGTCTTTTGCCAAAGCTGACTTTGTTATTGCTGCTTACTTTCGCCATAGTTGTTTATTAAATCTGCTAAATAATCAAATGCTTGTTCTTGTGTTTCGCCAAATACATAGTGGGTACATCCATCAATAACAAAAGAATAGCAAGAATATCCAGCTATAACCTCCTCTTTGCACGTTTCAAATATGTTACTTGTATCTGTCAATTAATTCGTTTAATTCAGTTCTTGTCCATTTCTTTAGCCTATTGTTAACCGCCTCAAACTCTAACTCTTTTACCGCCTTTTCACCTATCCTTTCTACAAGTCCGATTCGGTACATTGCTTGGTTGCCGTGTTTAAACATATTGCATCCAGCACATTGCAAATGGATATTCCATTCGTTAAATCTTAAAGCACTAAATCCTTTAACTGCAAAGTAATGTCCAGCTTGGTTACCATTATAGCTTCCGCAACTAATACAAGGTAACCCTTCATCTCGCTTTCTTATATACGCATTTACTACCTTTTGGGTTTTCTCTAACAACTTAGGTAAAGGTATTAATGGCATAAAGCAAAATTAGGGTCATTTTTTCAATCTAACAACACAAAGTCGGTCATTATGTTTGTATCGTTTCTTATTTACTGGATTCATTGCTGACATAATTGTCTTGTAGTCAGTATGTAAAACCCTTATCGCCTTTGCTATTGATCTAAATAATATCTCCTCTTTTGTATCTAAATAAATTAATCTTACCTCAATGTTGTTGTCTATTCCTGTCATTTAATCAAACGTTTTAATTCAAAGTATAAATGTGCGGTTAAATAAATGCAACAAGCTAAGGGTACGCTAAAAAGCGTAAACTTTAGTAATTCGTAAATAAATGTTAATTGTTTCATATTGTTAGTTTTAGTCCATCCATTTGCCGTGCGTTCTTAGATGCCAGAATCTATGTTTTAATACTTCAATAACTAAAGCAAGAAATGTGTCTGCTTCATAAGTACCCGCATTACAGGTTAGTTTAAATTTTGATTTCATATTGTTAAGTTTAAAAAGCCACCCCAAGTTTAGTTAATTACTATCAGGTTATTAATATTTGGTTTTTGAGGTGGCTATAATTTATTTTGTAAAAATAGGAATAAAGTATATCTCTTGCACTCATTTTTGATAAATATTTCATTATTTAATTTATCCAAATCTTTAGGTGTTTTAGCCATCACCTTATAGTGTGCTATTATCTTATTTTTTATTTGCTCGGCTTTTTCTGGACTTAGATTATCCTTGTTTAATTCCTTTCGCTTCCATAGTATGTCAAAAGCCATTGTATTAAGCAACTCCCATCCTCTTTTAGGCGACTTCTCCCAATTTTGGTACAACGCTTCAATTACTTCATTATCGTCAATTTTAGGTATCTCTAGTGGCGGCGGCTCGGTATAAGTCTTGTTTCTTACTTGTACGGCTATCGGCTTATAAGCTGCCATCACATCTCCAAAGAACTTGGGGTTAAATGTTATTGCCTTGTCAACCGAAAGTTTGCCCGTTGCGTAAAGTTCAAAAGCTACTCCTAATTCTTTTAGTTTATAATTGCAATAGTTTTTTATAACAAATTCGCATAAAAACTGAAAGTGATCTAATGTAGGGGTTTGGCATCCGCTTAAGGCAATACAAGTCTTTAAATGTTCTTTTACCTCAATAGGTGAGCATCGACCTACGCTCATAGTTTCTAAAGCAGAATAAACTTTTAATTCGTCTGGATACAGTTTGTTATAAATTTCTAAGTGCAATAGCTTCTCGCTCTGCGTAAGAGAGTTTACTATTGTTGCTAATTCCTGTTGCATTTGGTTTATAGTTTATGTGAACAAATTTGCCTTCTTTTAAATCTCTTGCCATCCAATTTTTTGCGGTGGCAATCCAATTTAACTTTTTTTCGCCGTTTGAGTCGGACCAATTTTTAATTACTTCGTGATAATATGTAAAATTAGCTTCTTCATATTGAGTGCCAATAAAAGCTGCCTTAAATTTATTTATATCTAAAAATTCAGTTTCACTAAATAGCGTTTGCTTACTAAACTTTAATTTACTTTCTTTTACTTTAGTTTCCTTTTCTTTCCTTTCCTTTGCATTACCCTCCCCAATGGCACCCCCAATAGCCTCCCCATTTTTCCATCTATTTGCAGCACCTAATTTACCTTTATCGCTTAAATGTTGTCTTAAAGCAAGGTGATTTTGCAACCTTTCCGAGTAGAACTCACCAGATGCAATTGAGAATAAATCAAAGTTGTGTACTACTCCATTGACCTTTACATCGGTAGTTTGCATTTGCATAGCAAGTACTGGGATCAATTCCAATGGCAATTTACCTCCAGCATTTGCTAATTGTTCAATCAAAAACCAATAAATGCCGTAACCTTCCATACCAAGTTGATGCCTTAAAAATAGAATCTTGGTGTCGTTAGCCGAATTGTAATCGTGGCTAAAATAATAACTATTACTTTTCATAAATAAAATAGCCCTATCAAATCCCTCCTATGTTGCAGATAGGAGTTCATCTCAAGGGCAATAAGTTCTTAATAGGTCTGCAACACCTAATACAAAAATACACTAATTAACCGAATATTGTGCTATTTGCTTCTTATTTTTTAGTTTAACAATGGTTGTTTTAATATTCATACCATCGTTTCTTAGGTCTGCTATTCGTGCTGCTAATCTAAAGCATCCGAACTTGTTTAAAGCATCAATTGGGGTTAACTTTCTACCTTTATTTAGGTAGTTTGCAATTTGTTGGTTTTGGCTCATAGTTTTAGGTTTTAAATTTGCGCTTAACGTTATCGCCCAACGGGGGGTTGTTTTAGAATGGTAAATCGTCCTCGCTTTCTTGTTGGTTTACGGCAAATTCTTTTTTACCTGTTGGCGCATTGTAAGATACTTGCTTACCTCGACCGCAGTAGTTTTTCTTTGCTTTCTCGGCTCGCTCCTCTTGGCTTTGGTTATTCCAAACTGTATGCGTGTTGCCTTTCTCGTCTGGTTCTTTTAGGAAGTCGGTAGCTACGTTTGCGTAGTGTTTGCCGTTCTTAGCTTCCTTCCAGTTAATGTCCTCTTTGCAGATGTTTAATACAATCATTGTTTTAAGTTTTCGTGTTTATTAATTTGTTCTTGATCTATTTGATTTTCTGTTTGTAAATCTTCTTCTAATTCTTCTTCCTCCCAGTCGCAATGTTCTAAACAATCTGGGCAAATTCCTATTTCCTCAAAGTTGGTATGTGCGCCGCAACAAGTTGAATATGGCATAATTAGTCGTTTGAATAGTTTTCAAATACTTCAAATTTATCAGTCAACATTTCATAAGGTATGTAACCCCTTTTAGGTTGCTCTAATAACTCTGGGAAGTGTTTTTGTTTATGTAGCTTAAGTTTATACTTAGCTAAATTTAATTGATGAATCATTTCAGCAGCGTTTTGCGGATAGCTTGTATCTACTTTGTAATTCCAAAACTTAACTGCTTCTCTTAAATCCCATAATTTATTTAATGGTGTCATAAAGATTCTTTTTTCTTTGTAAATAATTTAGTTACATCCTTAGTTGCAAGTTCGCTATTAAGTGCGTAAAGTTGGCTTAACTCGGTAGTATTAATACATAGATCAATAGCTAATTCCAAGTCCTCTACGTTGTCGTGCGTCTTAATATAGGTTGGAGTTTCCTCTGTCGATTGCGCCATTTCATCTCCAGTGTAAAGACCGCTCAAATCATTAGGATATGCACGGCGAAGCGCCAAACTTTCTGCCACTTTAGACAACATCGTGTGAGGCATCTTCGACCATAAACCCATAGGTTTACCATCGTTTGTTGTTTGGCAGTATTCATCCCAATAAGCTACTCCAACGGCTGCTTCATATCTTACATCTCCCCTAAACTTAAATACTGAAACCTTACAAGATATTAACTTACCATCTTGTTCTACAAAGATTGGTTCGCTTTGCCCACCATAGTTACCGCTACGTTCTGCAATAACTCGGAAGCCATCAATACTCGTTTGAATTGTCATTTTTTTAGTCCATCCGTTTTGCGTTTTTACGTTTCTGTGGATGCAATAAATCTGCCTTGATAACGCATCAAGTCCTGTGCGTTGTGCTTGATACAAAAAGAGTTTTAGTTCGTCAACTGTTGCCTCTGGAGCAATCTGTGATTTTACTAACTCTACTTGGTCTTTCGTGTACGAAAGTTGTGGCTTTTTAGCCAGTTGTTGTTCGCTCATATTGGTTGGTTTTAGAGTTTAAAATTAGGTACTTTAGTGTTAATAACCAAATTAAAGTAGCACATTTAAGTTGAAAACATCCTTTTTTATAGTGTCGTCAAACTTGTTTGATAGTTGCCCTTTAATCTTTGATATTGAGTGCAATACTGTCGTCCTATCTCTATTAAACAATTTTGCTATCTCCTCGCCATTTAACTCGGTTTTTTCCTTAGTAAAGTACATAGTCATTTGCCTTGCCAAAGTAACTTCTTCGCCTCTATATTTAGACATTAATTGTCCATAATTAATTTGGTAGTAATTGCAAATCTTTTCAGCCATTTGTACCGCATATTCTTTCTGTTGTTCTTTGTCCATTCGTATTGTTTTTATGTTTAAATGTTTGTCTAATAAATCCTTTAATTGATTTATCTCTTGCTTTAGTCTTTTGTTTTTTTCTCGCAAAACCTCTATCTCAAGTTCTGCCATGTATGTTTTGTGTACTTCTCGCATCTTAAAAATGTATAAGGTTTATTGGTAACATAAAGTCTTCGGTTAAGGTATAAAGGTCCAAGATTAAATAATGATAGCTTTTAAGTATTCTACGTTGGATGTCATTCATCCTTGCTATCTTAATTAACAAGTCCTCCTCGCTAATCATTGTTCTTGTTGTGTCTAAGCCTCGCCTCCATTCTGCAAGATCAGCCTCGAACAGATTTTGCCTTCCTTGTGCTTGCTTTAGTAACTCGAGTAGCATTGTTGCTCTTTTGTGCAACTTCAGTTGTTTCTCTTGGTAGATTAGTTTGCTCATATTGTTTTAGGATTTTATAAACCAACTTACTTAAGGTTATGCCTTTTGAGTCGGCTTCGGTTTGTAGATTAGTCTTGATTTGTTGGCTCACCAACGTTGTTATTAGTGTCTTCATACATTGTTTTAATTCCTTGTGCTAAGTTTAAACAGGCTTGAACTGTTTCTCTAACGTAGCCATCTGGCATATTAATTAATTGGGTTTGCAGTGTGTTAATGTAAAGTTGAATCGGTGTCATGATTAAATGTTTTGAAGGATTGCAGTAATAATAAATGCCACGCATACAATTATAAATGCGTAAATCGGTTTGATGCTTTCTTGAGCGTAACGCTCGTTTGCTTTCTCTTGTGGAGTTTTTAGCTTGTTCATATTGGTTGTTTTGGTTTATGAAATCAAAGATAGGGCATAAACTTATAACTTTATCAAACAAAGCAATTATTTTCTATAAATGTGATGAACGGCAAATAACAAGGATAAATGGCATAAAAAACCCCCAAATAAGAATAAATGGGGGTTAAACCTAAGTTCTCCAATATGAAATGCAAATATATATAAAAAACCCCAGCTTTTTAGGACTGGGGAACTATGAACCAACAACTATTTAGAACCATCTTGCAATGGAGTATCGTTAGAGTTATCTACCATTCGGTATCCTTGTTGCCAAAGAACCTTACATAAAGTTACGCTTTTCTCTATAATGGCTTCTTCTTCGTCCATTGGGTTAAGTATATGCAAGCACTCATGCAATAGGATTTCAAGCTGCTTCTTGCCCTTTAGCCGTGAGTCTATATAAACGACTCCGTCACTTTCAGCAATGCCGTGCGCTTGTTCCCTACCTAATTTGCGATATATAATCTTAATCTTCATCTTTTAATAAAGCTAAGTCTGGTCTGTCAATCTCTTTGAATATAAGTTTCTCGCCACCTCTTATTTTACCTAAGGTTAACTTGATGTCTTGTTCTAACTGGTGGAGTTCAATTAGTTTAGCAACTAACCATTGCTCTTGTTGTATCGTTGTCAATTTTGCAAAGTTTTTAGGGTATCTCATATTAGAAAATTTTGTTTTTATATATTCTTTTATTTTGGACCGAGTAGTAACCTTCAACATCCTTCTCTAATATGGCAAAGCCTTGTGAGTAATTATCGACGTGCTTGCAATATTCCACGTTAGGATGCATCAAGTGTCCCGTCGTCCAGCAAGTAAAGACTTCTTCGTCAAATTGATTCTTTGTTGTGTAAGATTGTACTTGGTGAACGTGAGAAGCTATTGCCGACTGCTTAACCCTATCGTAAAGTGTCTTAGCTGGGTTTACTCCGCTTCCACGTCTAAATGTTGTATCTCCGTGAATGATAGGTAACTTGCCGAACTTAACGTGATCTATATTCTTAATCGGGATAATGTTAAAAGTATTTAGCATTAAGATTTCCTCAATGTCAAACTTACCATTCAACCCTAATAACTCGGGTGCTTTGGTTCTCATATACCTTTCATAACGAAACTCATGGTTTGCATCTAAGTTATAGTAAATAGGTATCAAAGGGAATGTCGCTCTTATAAATCCAAGCATCTCAATAATAGCCTCGTACTCCTCGTCAAACTTTCTTACTCTTGGGTCTTTCTGGAAGTCACTCAATTGATAAAAGTCAACCAAATCTCCATTGATAAATAATGAATCAATCTTTTGTTCGTTTAAGTATTTAAAGCAAACATCAATTGCCTTTGGGTCGTGGAATGGTACTTGCAAATCACTTATGAAACCCATCTTCTTAATTCCTATTGGCAAACAATAAACAATCTTTTCGTCAACCCAAGTTGGCGGTTGCACAAAGTTTGATGAAGTGCGTTTAAAATCTTCTATGTATTGTGTGTTCTTACCCTTTGCCATTTTATCCCCAGCCTTACCCCTGTAATATCTTATTAAGTAGCGCACGTTCTCGTGATTGTCAAAGTGTGCGCTTTGCTCCTTCATAATCAAAGAGGCTAAAGTATTAGACGGCATCCATTGAGGGTATTTGGCTAAATAGTCTAAAACTATTTGCCCACTCATTGTGGTTTTTTTGCCTTCTCTTTTTTTTGTTGTTGTCATAGGTTTATTTTAGGTTAGTGAGTTTAATATCAAGTCTGCTTCTTCTTCTCGCCTTTTTACCAGCCCATCTAAGCCTACATTCTCCCAGAGTCTTTTACTTCGCTCTATCTGGTCAGCTATGCCTTCGTAGTCAGCTTTAGCAACAAGGTCAACTATCGCTCTCATTTCCTTTCTCCTATCGCCTTCTAATTTATTTCCCCTATTATAGATCATAGAAACCAACGCACCTCTTGTATCTTCATTTAACGTATCAAGTTCTGGATATATTGCTTTAGTCAAAGCGTAATATTTAGGTAGCGACTTATTAACGAATACATCGTATGCAAAATTGTACGAAATCCTTACTTGTAGAATTTCCCCTCTAAGCATTGGCTTAACCGCCTCGCCCTTTATGCCTATAACTTTTCTTAGCGCATTAAGAAAGTTTAAATTTAACCCGTCCCAATCAATAAAGAATTGCTTTTCGGTTACATAACCGCAATCATAACCTAAGCCAATCGTTACTCCAGAATCACCACCAGCCCAAATAGGCTTTTGATAACGCTTCTCGTAAACGGCTCGACCTCCGACCTCGTGTTTGATTATTAGTTCAATAGCTTTCTTGCTTATCATTTTAGTAGTTTTGGTATGTTGTTTTACCATTAACCCTTACTGCCTTTAATACTTGCTTTCTTTGTTTGCCAGTTGATTCATAAGAAACGTGGACCCAATCTGGATTTTTGCTATCTCCGAACTCGTAAATAAGCTGGTCAAATGATAAATTGTCCTTTATGTAATCAAATACCATTTTGTTAGTTACACCGCTTGGTGATCCATCCATATCAATATCTATTGCCTCACCAGAACAATGCTGACTTGTTAAAGAACCGCCAATACATTTATTTAATTCTGCACTTCTGTAACCGCTTGAAATATGAATAGGGCATCCAAAGTGCGTTCTAATTGGCTCAAATACCTTTTCTGCTAATAGCTTAAAGTTCTCAATATGTAAAGCAATAGGCATATTACTAATGCCGTTTCTTTTAGCTGATTCGCTACGAATAACCTCGCTTAGGTCTAAATGTGCTGATAGTTTCATACGTTATATATAAAATAAGTTAAAAATATTATCCAAAAGGTAAAGCCAATAATCAAAGCTCGTTTTTCGTTATTCGGCATCTTTCTTAGTTGAGAATTTATCAATAGTACTTGTACCCATTGCAGCTATACAAATAGCCATAACACAGTCCACAAGTTTGTCGCTTGGTGCTACTTCAACGTGGCTAAAAGAATTAGCCAATAAAGTAATACATAAAAACAAAGCACTTATTAAAGCGATTACCCTTTTAGTGCTGATTGAACCTCTTTCATCCGATAATAAATTTGCTATCCATTTCATTTTATTGTGTTTTAATAAGTACTAATGACATAAACAATACTAAAGTCCAAAGCCGATTTATTGCTTTTTCTTTCTCGAACGTTTGCTTGAACTCTTGGTCGATTCCTGTGGCTGGTTTAGTATTTTGGATATGAAATCTGTAAAGGTTGATTGTATCTTGCTTTTTACTAATTTGATTAATTGCTGAATCATAATATCTTGTTTTAATTTTTAATGAATCTATTGTCTTGTTATAACCTAAATACAAAGCGTTTATCTCTTTGCCTTGCTCAATGGTCATAATAACAACCGAATCTTGTTTAATTTTCTTTATTATTGGGTATTGCGAGTAGCTTGAAACTGATACCAGAATCATTGCTAACACTATCCAAAGTTGCTTTGACATCGTTTAATTCCGTTTTTAATATTGTAACTTCACTTTTTAATTCCTTAATAGTTTCAACTGCCTTTTGTACCAATTCCGCTTCCTTCTTACTCGCCTTTGCTTGTACTTGTACCGACAGATCATTCGTTTGAGTTACCTTATTCATTAACTTTTGGAACTCTATATCTTCTTTTGTTTCCTCGCTTTGGTTTTGAGCCGATGCCGTACATCCCATTAAAAATATAAATAATAAGTATTTCATTACTTAATTGATTGAATTTTACCTAAACTTTCAAGAGTGCTTAACTTTGCCGTTGCAGATGCCAAAGATGAATCGCATCTTCTTAATGCCACTTGCATAATATCTACCTTTTCGTCTAATTTTTGCACCTTAACCGCTTGACTTGTGATCTGGTCTTTAAACGTAGAACGTACATCAATATACAATGCAGATATTCCACATAGAACGATAAATAAAGTAGCTACAACAGGATTCTTAGCGAAGTCTTTAAACGATACAGGTAAAGCCATTTTAAAATAGTTTTATATAATAACCCAATGAATAATGATTAGTAGTTGCGTTTATTGTAAATAAGCCGTTTTTAGCCGTCTTATACCCTAAGCCAAGTCCTAACCCTACTTTATTGTCAAATGCTCTTAAATCGCCTAAAATACCCAAATAAACCTCTTTCTTAGGCTTTGGAGTAATTACTTTGGTAATTGTTATAGTCGGAAGGTTAAAATTTGCACTAAAGCCTCTGCCTTGTATCTTGTTTTGTGAGATAGTATCTTGAATGTATGCGTATCCTAAAGAGTCAATGTGTATAGTATCGGAATATACTTTAGCTTGGTTGTACTCCTTAACGATGGTAATTGTATCGTGAACCTCGTCAATATTGTAGATTGTGTCTAAAACGACAAAAGGGATTGATTTCCCTTTGATGTACTTAGTAAAAGTTTTCTGTTGGTAAACTGTGTCAGTATCTATAACAACCGATGGTTGTCCTATGTATGAAGATTTATCCTTTATAAAAAGAAGTACAATAATAACCAATACCGCTATTACTATATTCTTATACATTACTTAAATCTTTTAGCTGCCTTGATGTAATATCGAATAGCAAATAAACCCGAAACAATAGCAATCAAACTCGCTATAAGACTAACTACTGGCTGCACATTTACAACACTAATAAATGCGGTTGTACCGCTAAGAATAGTTAATAAGTCCGATTGATTGCTATTATGTACCATTTAGTCTTCTTTTACTTCTTGTGGTGGGTTTTGCTCTTGTGCAATTTTGCCTAAGAACCCTAAAATTGGGTTGGCAAACTTTGCTGGGATTTCCATTAAATACGCTTCTAATTCTTTGATTTGTTCTGTTGTTAATTGTATCATAGTTTTTATTTTATATACAAATATAGTTAAATATTCAATTTAATTACGGATTTGTAAAAGGTAGCGGAAGTACTACAATCGGTGGGTTAACTTGATTCTCTATTTGAGCATCTAAATTAAGGTCTAAAGCCTCTACATCTATTGAAGCATCTAACCAGCCACAAACAATGTCATAAGTTAAGTCCTCGTAAGGGATAAAGTTTGTAACATCATCCTTTGAGAATGATTGTGCGCCATAGACAGAAGCAAAGTATTCTACTCCGTTTATTGTTTCTTTAGCGTTACGATTCCAATGTGCTACGACTACAAAGTCTGTTAATGATCCGTCTTGTGGAACGCAGTCTAATTGATTAATGTACCAATATTTCATATTATTTTATTTTAGCTTTTAATTCTTCTATTTGTGCTTGTTGTTCTTGTATGGATTTTACTAAGATTGGTATTAATCTATCATAGTTTATACCCATTGGCTCACCATCTTTAAGACCTGTTTGATTTACTTTATTGTTAGCCATAAAAACAATTTCAGGTATTATTTCATACATTTCATCTGCAATAAATCCTAAATCAGTATCATTATTTGATTTCCATTTATATTTTTTAGGTTGCATTTTTAAAATACTTTCTAAACCATATTCTAAATCAATAATATCTTTTTTATAAATTCTTGCTGAAGCATCATATAAAACTAAACCTGTAACTGCATTATATTTTAATGTACCTGTTCCTGCACCTGCTGGTTGGTTACCTAAATAAACATTTCCATTAGTTTGGAATCTTGCACTTGCATCAAGTACTGCAGTTGCGTTAACTAATACAGTACCCCCCGATGTGATTCTCATTCGTTCGGCTGCACTACTGCTACTTCCACTTGAAGCCGTTGCAAATATTAAAGCAGGGTCTTCAGTACCTATTGTAGAATAAATTAATGCCTTTCTAAAAGTAGTACCACCAAATTGTAAACCAGCAATTGTATTAGATGATGTGCCTTTTATTTGCATTATACCAGCAACATCTAAGAATGGACCAGTAAAACTAACGCCATCAAAATTACTTGGACTACTCGTTCCGATTCCAACATTACCCCCGCTTGTGATACGCATACGCTCCGTACCGCTTGTAAACATTATTAATGGATATGCCCCACTAACATATAAACTACCCGCATAAGATGCACCACCATAAAAAGAACCAGCACTATTATCTTGACCTACATAAAATGAACCGCTACCATTTTTTAATTCTAAACCATTAAACGAAGTTGATGTTGTTGAAGTAATATCCACAACACAAGAAGGATTTGCGATTGATAATTTTGCAGCAGGACTTGTAGTTCCTATTCCAACATTCCCAGCACTTGTTGCAAAGAATACCTCAAAGGCAGTACCCGAAGCATTGTAAGTTCTAATTCCAAAGTCTGTAATATAGTTTGCACCATATCCTTTTGCTTCTAAATAAGTTGTCGCACCATTACCAGCAGCTAAAGTTATTTGTCTTGGACTACCAAAACCTGTACTTGCTCTAAATATTACTAAGTCCGAAGCAACATTTAAACCCGTTCCACTACCTAAATTAATGTTTAATGCACCTGTTAAAGTTCCACCTGTTAAAGGTAAGTAAGCACCTAAATCACTTGTTAACGCAATAGTTCCTGTTGCATTTGGGAAAGTGTATGTATTTGTAGCTGAAGTAGGGAATGAAAATGTATTAGATGAACTTGTCGATGGATTTATTCTAATTCCATTACTTGAACCATTTATAGTCGTTGCACCAGTTGGCGCACTAATTGCTCCAGATTGTGATACTGCAATACCATTTGATGATATGCCACCAGATGTAATTCCATAAACACCTAAGTCCAAATTAGCCGTTGCTCCAGTATAAGGAACGTAACCGCTTAAAGCAGAACCATAGTTGGGAATGTTTAAAGTTGCACCTACTAAAGTAGCAGCACCGCTTGACCCTGTTGTAGTTAAAGTAATAGCGTTTTGCTTTGCGTTCCAAGTTGCTGCACTTGCTATGTAAGCATCTGCCAAATCAGTTGTTAAATGTAATTCATCAAGTAAAGTAACACCGCCTGTAATACTTGCAGCGTTGCCACTACCGCTTGACTTAACAACAGTTAAAGCCTCGCCACTACCGCCCTTAGTAATTGATGCAGCCGTACCGCTTCCGCTTGTATGATTAACAATTAAATCGTATGCGCTTAAACTATGTGTACCTAAGTTTACGTTTGTTGTTGCACCTGTGTATGGTACATATCCACTTAAATCAGTTGAATAATTAGGGATATTTAAAGTACTACCTACAAGCGTTGAAGCACCAGAAGTGCCAGTTGTAGTTAGTGTTATTGCGTTTTGCTTATTGTTAAAAGTTGTCCAATCTGCATTATCTAAATATCCATCGACAGAAGCCGTAGCAACTGGCATTGAAATAGCTGGAGTTGTGCCACCGCTTGAAACAACTGGCGCAGTTCCAGTAACCGCAGTTACATAACCAGCCAAACTTGGGAATGTAGTCAACCCACCCGCTCCATTTACATATTGTCCACTCGTTCCAGCAAAGCCTATGTTAATCGTTCCGCTTGTCGTAATCGGTGAACCAGTTATTGTCAAAGCATCTCCAGTTTCAGTAACCGCAACACTTGTAACAGTACCCGTTGAACCTCCAGCCTTTTGCCATATAGTACCCGAATAAATAGCTTGATCTCCAACCGCAAAAGTAATAGGACCAGCACCAAAGTTTACAGTTCCAGCAACATTACATAAATAAACATCGCCTTGATTTCCTGTTCCGTTAACTAAAGTTGGAGTGTTAGTCGCAGCGTTCCAAGTACCTTTATACTCCATTACAGAGTTAGGCAATTGAGATACTAATATCTTACCGCTTCCATCTAATTGTGGGATGCCATTCGCAACGTTAATACCTAAAGCATTAACTATGCCAGCCGTACCCGTTAACACTCCGCTTAAGTTTCTAACTTTTGCACCCGAACTTATTACTATTTGATTGCTCATCTTATTATTTTTATTGTGCTAAAAACCTTACATATTCGCCACTTTCTAACGCTCTGCTAAAAGTCAATACTCCAGAGGACTCGACCCACTTAACTTGCTCACCAACTGGAGTTCCTGTTGAAAGTATATCTTGAACATCAATACCGCCTCTTGACACATACAACGCAGCTTTGCCGATTAAATCAGTATAAGTAAGTGTTGTTTCGCCACCAGCCGCAGTATATCCTTTAGTCGATACCGAACCGCCTCTTATAATAACCCCGCCACTTGCAGCAGACGTTCCAGTCAATCCATAAGCACCAGTACCTTGTAAACTTACACTATAAGTACCTACTTCTTTATAAGGAGCGTTTATTTGTAAAGAGGTTAAATTAACATTTCCCGTTATTACACTTAAACCATTTACTCCATTGTCAATAATAAAGTCAACCCCTATTGATTGCCTTAGTTGTTGTATTTGTAACATTTGATTATAACCATACCCACTTAAAGTAATTAACCCATCGCAAGTTAAACTCCAGTTAGCGACATCGTTCTTAAACTCACGATACCAAGCACTCGATTGACTTGTAACTTCTTTTTGATCCACTGTAACCGAGAAGGTTGCATTTGTAGAACAAGCAAAAGGAATGTTCAAAGGGATTGTAGTTACAACCGAAGCAACGTTTGTTCCTTGTGTATAAAAGGTCATTGTCTTTGTACTAATTTGACTTGCAACAACTTGTATAACAATCCTTTCAGTTGATAATAAAGTTGTAAGTGGGAAGGCAAATGTTTGAGTATATTGTCTTACTGCTAATTGAGTAAAGAATATACTATTTGTTGTTCCTATTGATGTTAAGGTTGTGCCATCGTATTTGTAGATATGATAGTAAAATCTTGGGTCGCCAACTAAATCGCCAGTTATAGATGCAAAAGCATTAAAAGTCCAAGTACCAGCTGGTATTGTTGTTGTGGCAACATCCGTTATAAATCCACAAACTATTCCGTCTGCCGTCTTAGTAAAGTTAGAAGCAGCTTCTAAATTATTAGTTGGACTAAATTGTTTATAGTTTGTACCCGCAATTGTAGTTACAGGGATAGACCCATTCATATAAAATGTTGCGTTGCTTTCTTTTTTATAAAGCATTATATTCTTACCAATTACTGCTGCCATATTACAAATTTAATCAATTATCCGAATGTTTCTAATATTTCACCCGCTCCGCTTATTCTATATGCTTGAGCGTAAGTGTCCGTAACTAAAACCTTCCACCATATATTCGCACCATTGAATCCAACAGTTAAGAACTCGCTTTGGTAGAAGAAGTCGCCAACCGACGGAACTCCAGCTTGTTCTAAGTAAACAATGTTACTTGTTAAAGGAGCAGCAAGAGCAGCCTCCTTAGTTATATAACCATTTGATCTAAGGTGAGCAAAACCCGTTACCTCCGTTGGTAAGTTATTGCTATCGTAAACTGTTGTCATTGTTGTTTCAATATTATCTGGGTTAATATCCAATAAAGTAGCCGTGATAACATCGTTAGGTAAATCCAATGTTGAATTTCCTATTATATATTTTTTATTAGCAACAGTTATTTGTGCTGGGTCTGTGTCAGTTGCGGTTATTCTCATTGCACCGCTAAATCTACCAGTACTCGTTTGCATACTCATAAAAGATGCATCCAAATTAATAATATTTTTATTTAAGCAGTTTGAGTATTGCTTAACTACTAATTCGCTTAAACTTCTATAAACATCTGTTGGGTATTCTTGTCTGTACCAATTCTTTAAGTTTAATTTTGTCGAATCGCTTAAAAAACCTCTATAACTAAAGAACCCATCGTTAATATCATTAAAGCCTAAAGGAAGGTCAATATCTAAAACATACTCGTTTGAATCAGTTATAAAACTTTCAGTAGTTACTTGCTTAAAGTATGTTTCAACCGATAATTGAAAGTTACTCGCTTCAATAGAGCCAACAGTTGACTTCCAATAAGGAGCCGATGCGTCACATATTATAAGATCAATACTTAAATCCCCTCCTATTGGTAGCAATGGCATTGTCAAATCTAAATTAACTTTAGGCTTTGTTGAATCAAAAGGGAAATAATAATAATGGTCGTTAAAAGTTGTACTTACCCATTGCTCATTATCATCTAAAAATACCGAACCAGCAGCGCCGCCATTAACTAATATCTTAAGTATAAATAAGGCATCTGGTCCACTTGCGGGAACTCCCAATCCCGCCACATCCATAGTTAACTTTAATACATCGCTTGAATTTACTTTAGGCAAATTTAATGGGCTTACTATTGCAGTATAAGGACTTGCAATTGAGTACTCCATGATAAAAGAGTTATAACTTCTTTCTGGGTATGATTTTATATAAATTTTGCCGTCAACAAACCTTTGCTCATTCCAAGAAAACGCATCACCTACTGTTGGGCTTACAACTGTATAGTTCTTTAAATCCCAGTTAGTAATATAGTTATTAGGATATTCAATTACTTTATCAAATCTTATCTTATTAAATCCCTTTCTAATTAGCTTGAATTGACTATTATCTACAAAATATAAACCGCTTGTATTCGATGTAAACCCTTGAATGTTACCTGTTGTACTATAAACCGCATCGTCAAATAGTGTACCATCACTATTGTAAATAGTAACATAATAAGAACTTTGCGCAAATTGAGTTAAAGGTACTATGTAAAAGTTGCCCTTAGCTTGGAATAATCTTGAGCCGACAGACTTAACAATCTTTGTTAATACATCAAGGCAATTTGTTGCTTCTTGATTATCATTAACAAATGTTGCGTAATTTATATATGTTTGACCCAATGTGTCTGCATTTGGGTCATCTGTTCTGTTATCCATCCCGTCAGCGTAAAAACTTACTCCGCTTACAATATCATATTCCAAAGGATATTGTAACTTTAATAACGCAGTCTTTACATAAAATATTGCCTTAAATATGTCAACCAATGTAGTATTATTGCTTATAAAAAAAGGTATTTTTTCAAGCATACCCAATCCATCAATAGCAGTAAAAGCTAATTCCTTTCTACCAGTTGAAAAAACATATTGAACGTTCTCACTCAAAATCCATCCTTGCCAATCTATATTAGCACCACTTAAAACCCTTACAAAGTACTTTCTGTCATTTAATGTAGTAAAGTCAGGCATATTTGCTACGTTATCCGTAACATCAATTGCAAGGTTTAAAGTACTAACATAAATAGGCTCAAATGTATCGTCACTTCTTGGAATGTATTGAATTTGCAAACCAATACAAGGATATTCTATTATTGAACCAGCGTAGCCATCTTCATAAATATTTACTACACTTGTAACATCCGATTTAGTTGCTGCCGTGATTCTATATTTGATTTGATATGCCATTAACCCCTAATTATATTTAATGAAGAATTAGACCTTTGCATTGCCAAAACCAAGTCTTGACCTCTTAATACAAATTGACCATTTTGTCCCATAATATTCCCATTCATTGCACCAGCATTAAAAGAACCTTGCATTATATTGCCAAGCTTACTCAATGGCAATACTGCTTCGCTTTCGCTACCCTCACCAATCATTGCCAATGTTGGACCAGTTGCAATACCTCCACTTGCAAGTCCTAATAAACCGCCAAGACCTTTACCGCTACTTACAGAACCCATCGCAGTAAAAGCACCCTTTAAAGCTGGGAACGCTTCTAATAATGCTTGAAATATTAATGCTTGAATAACCGCAGCAGCTATTTGTCTACCTATATTAGCAAACATATCTCCAATTGCTTGTAGTGGACTTTGACCAGATTGCATTGCATCGTACATCCCCATTAAAGCATTTGTTACACTTCCAGATATTGTATAGGCAAAATCTTGATACGACTTTGTTAAATCTTCTAATCTTTTCTTTTCTGCATCTTCTTCCTCAATTTTACTTTTATCCTTTTTATACATCCCTTGCATTAAAGCACCAAATCCACTTTGATTTGATTGTTCTAATAAATCCTTTTCTCTACCTTGAAAATATCCTTGTCTTTTCTTTTCTGCTGCTCTTGCATCCGATGGTAATTCAAATAATTGCAAAGGCTCTAAACCTATTTGCTTCATCTTCTCCCTTAAAGCATTCATCTTGGCTAACTCTAAATTTAGTGCTTTGTTTTCTTCTCTTGCATAGTTTACAATAGGAGAAGAACCTTCTTTTTTAGTTCCACCTTTAACATCTGGAGTTTCAAATACAGATAAAGCAGTAACTAATTCTAAGTTTTTAGTTTTAGCAGATACAATTTGTTTTTCTAATTCTTTTAGAATTGGATTGTACTTATTTTTTATACTTTGAATCTGTTGTTCTTCAGTTACAACAGAAGCACCCCCTCCAGGCCCACCACCAGTAACAATATCTCCTTTAACAGCCTTTAAAGCCTTATCTCTTTCGTCTATTACTTTCTTTTGATTATCATAAATAATATTTAATGCTTGTGCATTATTTTTTTCTTTAGCATTATATTCTTCTTGCTTTGATGCCATATTGACTAAATGAGTCATATATGTAGTATCAGCACCAATTTTTAATGCTTGAATATCTTTGCTATCTCTATATAATACTTTTAATTTTTTTAATGCTTCTTCTTGCTGAGCAGCAGTTCCACCAGCAATTACACTTACTAAATTTAAACCGATTGTTCTATTTGCTTGTGCTTCTCCAACTACTTTGTATAAATCTTGTGAAATCTTTGCTAATTCTGCTCTAAATTCCTTTAGTTTTTCAGTTGGACCTTTAAAGAACGCAGCAATATCTTTACCAAATGTAACGGCTAAAGAAGATACAACTCCCAAAGCAAGACCAATACCAGCTGGACCTGTTAAACCAGCTACCATTGATTTTAAGGCATTTGCGGAACTACCGCTCTCTTTTTGTAGCCTTTGGAACGATTCTAATAAGGGGTTTAAGTTATTTGCAATACCTATAAATCCATAAGGAGCATCTTGCGCAACCCTTGATAAGTTCATTAAAGAATTTGTTGCATCACCAGCTGGTCTGCCAACCTTATTCATTTGTTGACCTAAAGCACCAATTGTTGCATTAAGATTCTTAATTTGATTATTCAAATAATTAATCTCACCAACGTTGGTAGCTTTCTTTAAGGCAGCTTCAAATTGTCTTAATAGATTTTGGGCTTTTTGTAGTGAACTTTCAAAGTCCGTAGTATTTGCACCAATATTAATATTTAAATCTAAAAGTTCTGCCATCTTTATTTATTTACTCCGTACAATTTAAGTGTTCTTGCCAGTTGTTCGTCAGTTATCATCACCCTTTCTTCGTAAACATCCGCTTGATCTAACTCTGGAATGCTCCAAAAAGACTTCATACTTTTAGGGGTTTTCTCGGTTGTAGAACTTAAGTATATAATATAGGCGAGGTTTCTTGTCCTCGCCCATTCATTTAACTCGTTTCTTTCCTTACCTAAAACGATAATGGAGAAGTCCTTCCAAGTCATGTCCCAAAATTCATTTGGTCTTATTCCGCACTCCGCAGCTTTAACTAAGATATCATCCCAGCTTAGCTTTGTTAGGCTTTTTTTTTTCTTCTTCTTTCTTTACACCTGTTATGGTGTGGACTGTACTTTCAACGATATATTTTAAATAGTCAATAATTTGACCTTCTTCGTTAAAAATAGAACCCACTTCATCAATCCATTCGCAAGCATCGTCTATTGTATATTCAATCTCTTGCTTATTACTTACACAAGCAGATTTGTACCCAATATAAACAAGCTGGACAATTACGTCTAAACTTGTTTGTGCCGTTGAAAGAACTTTAAAGTACTCGTCAATACCGATATCGTTTTGTTTAGTAAACTCACGCATTGCCCAAGTACCCCACTTTAGGTGGATTGTTTTGTTGTTAGTCTTAAATTCGAACATAGTTTTTTATTTATTATGCAGTTTCAGTTTGTGTCAAAGGTGGTACAGTTACTACAAATGTTGCAGTAAATTTAACATCGTCTTTATCAGCTGCGTTTACACCAAAATTGCTAATAAATACAGTACCGCTATATGTAATATCTCCAGATGCTGGAACTGCTTTACCCATCTTAATTGGGAAAGTTGTTTGTGCTGCGTGAGCAGCATACAATTGTTGGTAGCTATCTTTAGCTGGACTACCTGTTTCATCAATAGCAAAACCTTCACACTCAATAGATTGATTGAATGATTGATTTGGAGTGTATTCATCTCCACATTTTGAAGTTGCATCAATTGTTCCCAAAGTTGATGTAATTGAGTTGGTAGTCAAACAAGCTACTGGCTTGAATGATCCGTTTTTGTCAATGTCTGCTAAGAGGATATAATCTCTACCGCTTACTTTTGTTTCTGGCATTTTATTTAATTTTAAATTTGTGTTATTATAATGTTATAAGTTATCAATACTCTAAAAACGTTATCTAAAGGGTTTAAGCCGTCTAAGTTTCTTACACTTTCAACACTTAAACTTGATGCCGTGAATCCGTTTGCCAATGTTATATTGGTATCGGAATTTATTGCAGTCAAGACTAAGTCGCTTATTGCTTCAGCACGTTTATAACCAAAGTTAGCATTTTTTGTAATAATATCAACTGTGATACTAATACTATTTGTATAACCTGCTTTGCCTTGATCTTGGCTTGATGTCCTACCAGTCATAACAATATATTCGTCACCCGCACCATCTGGAGCAAAGCCATCGTAAACTACCAATCCGCTTGCACTTGTCAAGTTGGTATAAAACCACTTCTTTATCTCAATATTAGGATTTAACATTCTTCAATACGTTTAATATATTCTTAATCAATTTTGGCTTCTCTGTTTGAAACGCTGGTATTAAAAAAGGTTGAGGACGCATCCCTTTCCTTAATATGCTTAAAGCTATTGCATAAGCTATTGACTTGTCTTTGCCTCCACCGATTCCCTTTCTTCTTACCCATAATGTCAAAGCTTGTACCATATCTTTAAAAGTACCAGCCTTTTTACCTTTAAACCCACTTGCCAAGTCCTCAAATCCAGCTGGTATGCTTACCTTGCCACCTGTCCCAAATTCTACATAAGGAGCATAAGATGCATTTGAACCAACTGTATAAACAATCCCCTTTTCAACTTTTCGCTCTTTTAAGTAAATGCTATTCCTTAATTGACCAAAGTTAACGGGCGCTAATCTCTTTGCTCCAGATTGAATATTTAAAGCTGAAGCGTTAATTTCATCCTTTACTTGTTGTTGCACCTTAGCATCTAAAGTATCAAGTTTTTTTAACACATCCGATAAGTTGCCTATGTCAAAAGTAAAGCCAGCCATTATTTATAAATTATTAACTCCAAGAACCTATTTTGGTTCTCTACGTTCTTAATGGAATGTATTGTAAATCTATGTCCTTCAACCTCTACTTCGTAGGAATCGTTTATGTTAACCCCAAAACGAATATAGAGCCTATTCCTTTGGTCAAATTGCAATTCCAAGTCATCTATTGCACGATTTTGATTATCTGGTCTTAAATCGCCCCAAACTGTGCTTTGTAGGGCAAATGTGGTAGTGAAGCCACCTTGACCATCACTTGTCCTTGTTGGAGCATAGATTCCAACCTCACGGGTCATCGTGTTGGCATCAATATAGTTTGCTTTCGCTTTACCTAATTTCATATTATAATATTGGGCTTAATCTTGTCCATCTTTGACACGCTTTCCAAGACTTCTCACAAATACCAGTATCACTATCCAAGCCTCTATTCTCATAGTCATAAGAGATTTGATCTAATATGGCTAATTTAAGGTCTTTAGGAATGGTTGTATAACCAGCTCTATAAGTAGCTTTTAAGTTTACATATCTTGGAAAAACTAACTTAGGGAATTGATTGCCTATTAATTGTAGGTTTGTTCCTGTAATCTCTAAGGCATCTTGCTCCATATCAAACAAATCAAAAGTCGCAATGTCAACTGGTCCAAAAGGAATATCAAAATTGCCACTTACATTGCTAAAATATGTAGTGATGTCTTTCGGTATCAAACTCAATCCAGTTGCCACTTCGATAGCTTCTCTTGCTTGTGTAATCATTAAAGTAATCAAAGTATCTTCAGCACTTGTTGTAATACGGCAATATAATTTTGCCTCTGCTAAAGTAACTGGTTCAACTATTGGTGCTACTGGAACCGCACTAAAGTCATTAATATAATTAGAATAAGACATATCCTTTTTTTACAAAATTACTTAATTTATTCCAATAAAAAACCCCCACCGAATAGGTAGGGGTCATTATTTACTAAACCTTTAGAACTATACGTTACCGAAGTCTGCATAGATAGCAGATGTAGATAACATTAAGTTGATGTCTTCGTAACACTCAATACGAGCAGTTACCAAGTTCTTTTGGAAGTTTTCGCCATTCTCATAAGAGAACTCGATAGCCAATCCTTCAACCTCAACTCTTTCTAAGTAGCTTGAATCAAAGATTAATACTTTGTCATCGGTTACCCAAGAAGCAGAGATAATTGGAGTACCCCAGATTGTCATTCCACCATTTGGAGAAACAACAACTGAACCATTGCCAGGGAAATATCCAGCAGCAATTGTAGCCTTCAATAAACGAGCCATTTGCTTGTCGCTAACTAAAGCATAAGAAGAAACGAAGTTTGCACTCTTTTGGTTACCGATGTAATCGATTAACGCTAACAAATCGTTAGTTTCAGCAGTTGTAGTTGAACCAGTTGCAGCAGCAGATACAGTTCCAAAGAAAGATGCGTTCTCAGCCTTGAAGAAATCTCTTTGTAACATTCTTGGTAAAGTCTGTGTCATAAATGGTAAAGACTTCAACATTTGCTTAGAGAAAGTAGAGAAACCAGCTAAATAATCGTTTACAACTTTAACCTCTGTTAAGCTATAATCGTTCTCACCTTTGTTTGAACCTTCAGTTTGAGCAGCAATGTTGTTAGTTAAACCAGCGTTCTCACGATAGTAAACATACAATCCAGTTTCGCTTCTAACAGTAGGGATCAAATCTCTAAAATTTAAAGATTGTGCTGGTTGGATAGCTGGGTTCGGAGCATAAGACGCTTGAGAATCACCAGTTAAGTTACCGCTTAAAGTCATTGTTTTAACGTCGCTTAAATCTAAACGGAATTTACCATTTGTCTTTAATGACTTCTCCATTGCGTCGAAATTACCATCTAATTTTTCTAAGATAACTTCATCCATAAATTTAACTTCTTTCTTAGCAGCTTTCTTTTGTGCAGCTAATTGTCCGTCAATTTGTTTTTGTAACTCGTCTTTTACAACAGTTACTTGCGCAGCCACCTCTTTAATTTGAGCCTCTGCGTTAGCTTGAAAACCTTTTAGGTTCTCAGCCATTTCATTGATTAAATTTTCCATTTTTACTTTTTAAATAGATTGTTAAATTGTTTAATTGCCTTTAATACTTCTTCGTTATTATTTTCTTCAACAACTGGTGTCGGCTCAACTGCTTCAGCGGGTTGAGTGATTGTTTCAGTAATTTCCAAAGCCAATAATTCAGCTTGTATTTGTTTTATTTGAATCTCCATCAAAGCAAAGGTGTCGTCTGTAAATGTTCCACCTCTAAATGCCTTGATTAAGTTTTCTAATCTCATAGATAAATTCTCTTTAGTTTCTTTGAACTCACCCTTGAAACCCAATGTTGGAGTTTCTGGGTTTGCACCCCAAAGAACCGCCGAGCCTTCATATAGTTTTAATTCGGTAATTGTACGCACTCCAGTCTTTTGGTTAACATCGGACTTTAACGTACTAAAACCAATTGAGTGTTGATTGATTAAACCAGCTTCATATAACTTGATAGCATCTTCGCCACATTCAGTTTCTATTAAGTCGGTAACCGCAACAAGCATATCGTCTTCGATATATAACTCTTTAGGCTTACCTAAAGTGTGTGCCATGTCTGCTTTGTGATCTACTAAAGACCAAATCATATTCTTGCCTTTTGGTCCACGTTCTTTGATAGTCTTAGTAAACGCTTCAGCAACGATAATATCGTTATCCAAATCCACGTTACCAATCCTTGACCAACACGCTTTTACTGTTCTTGATTCTGGCTCTATGTCCAAAATCATATCATTGTAGCTTTTGTTTTCAATCTTACTCATATAACAAAGTTATTAATTTTTTTTAATCTGCTAACAAATCTCTTATTAAATTAGATATTTGCATCAAAGCAACGTTATTTATTAAATTCCATACCAACCCCATATCTCCTCTTGGCGGGTTATTTTGCAACGTTTTAGGCTTGCCATCTTCACCTCGCACTGCTTCATAACCTAACGTACAACGGCAGTTGATAACATCGCCAGCACTTCCACTTGGGTCGCAAGGATGTAACATTTGCTCAAAACCTCCATTCTTAGTTTTAACATTAAATTTTTCATCGTAAGGTACTTTTATTCCGTCCATGTGATAATGGTCAAACATATCTCTTGGTACACGTCTTGTTCGGTTATCCCTCGCTGCTATCCACTCTTTCATAGTTACAAGTCCAGTTGCAGCCGTGCCAACCATTGAGCCAATGTTCGCTGCTCTGCCTGTTTCTGTTCTTGCTATCATCTCCGCTCTGTAATCTGTTATCCCAGCTTTTCTTAATAGCTTTATTGTTTCTTGCATCGTCAACCCTTCTTCAACCGACTTCATCAAGTATTGTTGAATTTGGTTTTTAGTTGTTTGAGTTATCTCTGCTGCTATGTTATCTAAGCCTTTTAGTTCAAGGTAAGTCAACATAACATAAGTAAATAAATCCGTTTGCTTACTCTTAAACTCCTCTGGTCCGTAATATCCTTTAACAGACTTAGATACGTTCTTCTCGGCAATTTGTGCCATCTTAACCCCCATTGCAATATGAAGGTTTTGGATGGTCTTTTTTATCTTCTTGTCGCTTATAGCGTTTAAATCTTGGGTATCGCAATAAGTATCTACTTGCCTTTGTAGTTCTTT